TTGCAAACGCAACCTTTAAATTCTCATATTACAAGTTCTTGTAATCCTTTACATTAATTGACCTTTAAGGTATAATGGATATACCTATGGAGATTTTACAATGAATATTGAACAACTACAAGAGATGTGGGGAATAGATTGTCAGATAGATGACGATCGACTGGACAAAGAAGCTGTCCGCACTCCCAATCTCCACTCTAAATACTTAAACATCCTAATAGCGAACAAGTTGAAACTTGCTAAAGTAAAGGCAGATTACAACACACTTCGACAAGCAAAGTTTCGATACTATCGTGGCGAGATGGGTAAGCAAGAATTAATCGAATGTGGATGGGAACAATGGCAAGGCGCCAAACCATTGAAGAATGAGATGGATGAATTTCTATCAGGCGATCCTGACTTAAATAAAGAATTTATGAAGGTTGAGTATCTCTCAGCAATCATAACTTTCAGCGAATCAATACTTGGACAAATAAAATCAAGAGACTTTCAAATTAAAGGTGCTATTGATTGGAAAAAGTTTATTAGTGGTGCTTAATGAAATTAAAAATTGAGAAGATTGATCATGTTTATGTAAGAGTTCTTTCAGAAGATGAAGGTATCTTATATGAACTATCTGAGTTCTTTACCTATGAGTATCCAGGAGCAAGGTTTACGCCACAATATCGTGCTAAACTTTGGGACGGAAAAGTGCGCATGTATGATATTATGCGTAAGACTCTATACGTGGGCTTAGTAAAATATGTTGAAAGTTTTGCTCTAGAACGTGGATATGAACTAGAGTTTGTCAATCAAGTAATATCTCACACTGATGTCGATATCGATACAGTATCTAAGTTTGCTGAATGGCTAACTCCAATGGGTCACGGTAAACCTATTGAGATCAGAGATTACCAACTAGAAGCAGTACATAAAGCAATACACGATGAGCGTACATTATTGCTATCGCCAACAGCATCTGGAAAATCCTTTATCATTTATACTACCATGAGGTGGCATTTAAATGAAAGTAGGAAACAAATTATCATTGTTCCAACTACATCTTTAGTTGAGCAACTTTACACTGACTTTGCCGACTACTCGTCCGCTAATGGTTGGAGAGTTGATAAACATTGCCAGAAACTTTATTCTGGTTTCCCAAAAGAATTTACTTCTGACGTATTGATCACTACTTGGCAATCTATCTACAAACAGCCAAAGAGTTGGTTTCAACAATTCAATGTAATCTATGGTGACGAAGCGCACCAATTCAAAGCAAAATCCTTAACTACTATAATGGAAAAACTTACTGATGTAAGATATAGGATTGGAACAACTGGAACATTAGATAATAAGAAAGTCCATAAGTTAGTCCTAGAAGGTATATTCGGTCCAGTACATCGTGTAACTACAACCAAAGCATTAATGGACAGTCAGAGACTGGCAAACCTAAATATTACGTGTATCTTGTTGAAGTATGATGACATAACAAGACAAGGTCGAAAGAACAATCAATACCAAGATGAGATGGACTTTATTGTTTCACATACTAAGCGAAACAATTTTATTGCAAATATAGCATTAAAGTCATCAGGAAACACCTTAGTGCTATTTCAGTTTGTTGAGAAGCATGGAAAGATACTACATGATCTAATAAAGGAAAAGGCGCACTCTGAACGAAAAGTGTTCTTTGTCTATGGTGGTACTGAAACCACCGATCGCGAAGCGATTAGACATATTACCGAGGGAGAAACAGATGCCATTATCATTGCTTCTTTTGGTACTTTTAGTACTGGAATTAATATACCATCGTTAGAAAATGTTATCTTCGCTTCACCATCTAAAAGTAAGATAAGAAACCTGCAAAGTATTGGTCGTGGCTTGAGGTTAAAAGAAGGTAAAATTTCTTGTAACTTATATGATATTGCTGACGATCTTTCATGGAAGTCATGGAAGAATCATACATTACATCACTTTGCTGAAAGAGTAAAAATATATTCTGAAGAAAAATTTGATTACAAATTAATAGAGGTTAAAATATGACCACAGAACAAGAAGAAAAATTTGTATTTTTAAAGTTGTATAATGGCGAACAAGTTATGGGCGAAAAAGTATTTGAAAATAATGAACTCATAACAGTTGAGTCGCCATTTTTAATTCGCTTGATACCTAGACTTGAACCACAGGGGTTGGTTGAGCAAATTACGTCAGGTCCATATTGTCAGTTTACTGAGGAAAAAACATTTTCCTTCATGAAGAAAGATTTGTTGTTTTCGAAACCATTACATTCTTTTATGATTCCCGTCTATTTGAAAATGTCGTTAGATCAGGGAGACCAAGAGACGATACAGTTTCGGGGGAATCGAGAGGAAGAGATAGAAGAAGATCTAGATGATCAGTTAATAGTTATGAACTCTAATGATACATTACATTAACCTTATCAACCCTAACACAGTTAGTATACCTCGTGTCAAGTATGGAAGCAAATTTATTAGTTTGTAACAATAAAAATTTGCTATTAAGAAATTAATATAGTATAATGATTGTAGTTAGAAATTAAACCAAGGATGAATATGTTATGTCTACACACTACGTAAATAACGCTGAACTGCTACAGGCATTGATTGCATGGAAGGCGCAAATTGCAGAAGCGCAGGCAGCAGGAACTGAAGAGCCAAGGATCCCAGAATATCTTGGAAAATGTATACTGCAGATTGCAACTAGATTGTCGTATAAACCAAACTTTTTAAACTATACGTATCGCGAAGAGATGATTAGTGATGGGATAGAAAATTGTATACAATATGTTCGAAACTTTGATCCCGCAAAATCTTCCAATCCTTTCGCCTATTTTACACAGATTATATGGTATGCTTTTTTACGAAGAATTCAAAAAGAAAAGAAGCAAAACTATGTGAAGCAAAAAATGATTCAAGAAATGCCCTTTGAATCGTTTGAACTGCAAGAGCATGATGGAGATGGCATATATAATAATGCGTATGTTGATTATTTACAGATGAACAACAATACAGAACAATTACCAACAAAACCGAAGAAATCTAAAAAGCGTTCAACGCTAGAGGACTTCACTGAAGGAGAACTAAATGGCTAAGACATATAAAATTTATCACAATGGTGAGTGGGTTCCGTGTACGTACCTAAAAGATTCAGAGTCTATGGGTCGTGCTTGGGTCGAGTATGATCACGTTGAAGATGACGAAGAAGGTGTGCCTAAAGAAGCAGTAAAGCGCACTGTACATGTAGAGATTTCGGAACTACAAATTACAGAATAATTAGGTAGGTTTATATTATGAAGACTGCGATTATAACCGATCAGCATTTCGGCGCACGTAATGACTCATTGGTTTTTCTATCTTACTATGAGAAGTTTTATAATGATGTGTTCTTTCCTAAGTTAAAAGAGGAAGGCATCACAACATTACTAATTCTTGGTGATACATTTGATCGCCGTAAGTATGTAAATTTCTTCACACTCAAGAAAACAAAGCAGATGTTTTTTGATAGGTTGGAAGAAATGGGTATAACAGTTTATATGCTTGCAGGTAATCATGATACATACTTTAAAAACACCAATGATGTAAACTCAGTTGACTTGTTGTTGGCTGAATATACCAACGTCAATGTTATCGATACACCGCAAACGATCCACTTAGATTATGGCAACACTGCTGCTGATGTTTGCATGGTTCCTTGGATTTGTGCCGATAACTATGAAAGAGCAATAGATGAGATGACTAACACAAACGCACATTTGTGTATGGGTCACTTTGAGATTGCTGGATTTGCTATGTATCGTGGTATGGAAAGTCATGAAGGTCTAGAACCATCTCTCTTTAAGAAGTTCGACAAGACATTCAGCGGACATTACCATCACCGCAGCAGTAAAGATAATATCACTTATCTAGGAAACCCCTATGAACTTACATGGCAGGATTATAACGATCCTCGTGGTTTCCATATTTTTGATGTAAACAGTCAAGAATTGACATTCATTCAAAACCCCTATACTATGTTCGATCGTTATGAATATGATGACAGCAATACAGAAGCAGAAACACTTGACGTAAGTAGATTCGCTGAAAAGTTTGTCAAGATTATTGTTGTAAACAAAGC